TTTAATGAATCTCTATTTTCTTGAGCTAAATAAATATTTTGCTTATTACAACTATTTAGATCACTAGCTTTAATAGCTGATCCAACTTGGAAGTCATGGGTAGGAGATGTAGAAGTAGTTCCTCTAGCTATCCTTATAGTTCCAGAACCTCTAGCAGTACTAGATGTGAATTTTATATATGGATTATTACCAGCATCTGCTGTCCAGTTTTCAACAGTGTAATCACTTGTTATTGACTTAGTTGCGCCATCAACTGTAACGGTTATATGGTCCTCAGATAAAGAAGGAAAATCAAAAGAATATCCTAAAGGTTGCCCATCGACATCTCCAGTTGTGGCTGTATGTATTTTGTATGAAAGTGTCATTTATCTGTAGGGAAGTAATAAATTCTGGGCGTTATTAATTTTGTCTTTGTCTTTAAAATCTTGAGTTAAATTTAAAGTTTGTACATTCTGCATATTTATACGCTTATCTTCTTGATATAACTGTAAAGCTTCAGGATCATTTTGTACTTGTGACCAAGCCTTACGTCTAGCATCCATAAATAATGTATGAATAATTTTTGTATGTACGTATGATTTTCTAGGATCTATCTCTTTTCTGCCAGCTCGTAAATCAGCTTGCATTTGATTTACTGAATTTATGATCTTAGGATTTTTAGCAAGTTTATTAAATTTAGCTTCAAGGTTTTGATCTCCAATAGCTTTCATAAATTTAGATCTAAGACGTGGAGAATCTTTAAGACTTAGTCCATCAGGTGATGAGAATACAGACAAACTCATGTCATAACCACTATTAAATAAAAGTTTTCTACCTTCACCTTGATCTAGGTTTATATAGAAAGGGCTAAACATATTAAACATACGAGTAGGAAAATCCCAGTCTCTTATTGGTTGACCATTTAACATGTCGTATTTAGTAGGTAAACCACCATCTGGATCTAAACCTTCAGTCATTAAGTTTCTATTTCTAATTGCATCCCATATACCACTGTTAAGCTCTTTCATTGCAGGGTTAATTACTTTACCTATTTCATTTCTTAATGAAGAAAGAGGTATTTGGTTATTAGCTAATCCAGCAATAATCTTTTCCCAACTTCCAGGTTGTCCACTAAATAGTTCAACAAACTGTTGAATACCAGCTAAGTAAGATTTACTAGAAACAGCTTGTGCTACAACTAAACCTAATTTCTGATATTGATCTTCTGTCCACTCTTCACCCATTAATTGGCTGTAATCACCAATATCTGCAACAGTAGAAAGTATTAGGTTAAATGGTTCAAATGAATCGTAACTTACCTGTACTCCACCTATTGTTATTGTTCTTGGTTTATATCCTGAGTTAATCCAAAACTGTCTTTTTTGTCTGTCAGCTGGTCCATTACCAGTAAGATTACCATTCATAAAGTGCATGGCAGCCATTGAGATAACTGATGAACCTATAGCTAGTCTCCCAGCCTGTAAAGCTTTAGCATTAGCTAAATCCTCTACTGTTTCTATTCCATACCTATCTAGCCCTTTTAAATTATTAGGGTTTGCAAAAGCTATATCATTCCATTCTTTAACAAATAAATTAAATACAGGAGTATGTTTAGCAGTTAAAGATAAACCGTTAACTCCAGTTCTCGCAAACAAAAAGAAAGGTTTAGCCCAAGGCATTGATTCAAAAGCATTATTTAATGCAGCTGAAAACCCTGTTAAATCTGTTGTTAATGTAGCTTCCTGTTTAGCAAAAAGAGTTGCCTTTTCTGTTATGTTTCCATCTACATCTGTTATTTGTGAATAGAATCTATCTTGTGCATTTTTTAATAAGTCTGGAGTTATCTCAGTAATATTCCCTTCGCTAAATTGATCCATAGCAAGGCGCATAGCCTTTTCTTTAGCTCTAGATCTAGCCAATATATATCCAAAAGTGTCATCAGTCGCAGCCATGATCTTTGTGGAATAAGTAAGAAACTTATTATCATTTAAAGATCTAGCCATGTTTGCTAAATAATATGCACCTTTATCTCCAGCATCTGCTCTACCACTATTTTCTATCCAGTCTCCAAGCATAGCCCATTGTTCATCACCACGTGCTCGCTGTTGAAATCTAGTTTTTATAGTAGAAATATCTCCTGACCAGTAAGCATTTAATTTAGTAGAAAATACTTTCCATGCTTCAGGAATAGATTCAATCATACCGCTCATAGCAGCTAATGAAGCTCTTTGTGTAGCCTTATCTCCTCTCATAGTTGCGCCTATGATTTGGGAGAAAGGTCTGAGGAACGTAGCTGAACCAGTACCCATAATTGCTCTAGCAGCTGTTTTAGGTCCACTAAGAACACTGTTAACCATTACACCTTGAAGTTCTTTGATAAGAACACCAGTTCTAGTTTTACCGTCTAGTTCACCACCTTTAAGCTTTCTTTTAATCCACGCATCAAAGTCATCAAAGTTATGAATATCATTACTCATTGAGACTGTTTCATAATATGCTCTGAATAAAGAATCATCTGGATTATCACCAGCATATTTCCAAGCTATTTGATATGCAGTTTTTGTTTTATCTATTTCAGCAATTACGTTATTTTTTATATCAGCTTTAACTTCTGGATTTCTAACATCAAAACCTTTTAATTTTAATGCAGCTGTATAAGATGATTTTTTACGTTGAATTATTCCAGCAACAAGAGTGTCATATAAAGCTTTAGTAGGACCATCTACATCTGCTAAGTCTGCAATTTCAAATAGTTCTCTTCCAGCAATGCCATGATCTCTAGCTTTTCTAAATAATGCTCCGATAACAAAATCAGCAGCAACAGCATCAGCTGTTTGCCAAACTTTTTGACCATCAATAGTGTCGCTTCTAGCATTAAATGCAGCAAACATTTCTGGATTTATATCTTCTAAACGCTCTCTACCATGCATTACTTCATGCGCTCTTCTTATAGTGTCATAAAATTTATCTGCTAATGTCTTACCACTTTTTAATGCAGTAATTTCTGCTTTGATTCTTGCATCTGACATAAATGGTTTCATAAGATCAACCATTTCTTTCTCAGAAATATCTGCACTTTCAGAAAGATTTTCTATCTGACGTTGTGTAAATGGACTGTCAGTAGAACCATATTGAGAACCCCAGTCTGTATCTATTTTCTGTTTCTGATAAAAGACATCAGCTGGTTTACCAGTAGAGTTAGGAGATGCTTGCCAAGGATCAGAAATAGGTTTGTTTTTATACCCACCATATTGTCCTCTCATTGTTTGAGCTTGAAGTGCAGCTTTTTCTCCTATTTGTGCGTTGACGTTTTGTTCTCTAGCAACTGCTTTTTGGTAAGCATCACCACTAGGAAGTTGGTTAGATTCAGGTATAACATTTTTAGATCCTCTAACTTGTTTAATACCTTTACCTAAAACAATACTTACACCATCAAACAATGCTCCAATACCCATACCTTCTACAACATTCTTAAATGTTTTCATGGCAGGGTGATCGTCTTCTTTAGTAGATAGTGGTGTGTCAATAAAATTAAAACGATCTCTTAAAATACCTAGACCGTTATCTTCTTGGCTGTATTTGGACATAACATCAGAGGCAGCACCAATAGCAGCACCTCTTAATAATGTTCCACCAGCTCCAGTAGCAGCAGCAATACCACCTAATCCCGCAGCTTTTAAAGCCACAATACTAGCTGGAACCATAGAACCAAAATGGACTAAGCTTCTTAATGCACCACCCCACCATGTTTTGGTTTCGATAGGGTTAGCATCATCTACAAACCAGTCATCCCATTCTGCTCCATAACCTTCTTCTGTTTGCTGTTCTTCTGCCATTTCACCACTGAACATATCAATGGCTCTTTCAGGTAAGGTAACTAAAGAGGATGCAGTATCTTGCAATCCTCCGCCTATAGCAGATCGGATTTCCTTAGAAATTCCTCTTAATCCGCCACCACCTTCTTTGTCACGTGGATCTTCAAACTCAGCCGTAGCTTGTTCTTGTTGTTGTTGGAGAAGTAATTCTTGCTCTTTTTGTTGAGCTTTAAGCTTTTCATTCTCCTCATATATTTTATTGAACTCAAGCGCAGAATCCTGAACAGCTTGAGCATCAATATCAATCTGATAATCAGAACTCATAATGTATTACCGTAGTAATTAAAATTTTCTTCTAACTTTGTCTCTGTCGAGATACTCATTTATTTCACCTACAAAAGGTTTTTTGTTGCCTGTAGCGTGGAACCCTTTTTCAACCCATTGATTACCATTCCAAACTATAAATGTTCCCTGCTCTGTTCTCTGCCAATCACCCTTACGAGGTTCTAGTTTTCCTAATTGTGGAGTTGGTCCAAGAATATCCTCTTGCATCTCAGGTGTAAGAGTCATAAATTCTTCTGTACTAATACCACGTCTAAATTCATTAGGATCTTCTTTAATAATTTGTTCAAGAGCTTGCTGTGCTTCTGGCATTAAAAAAGAAATTTCATCGTAATCAATCTGTGCATCATCTTTAAATGCTTCAATCTTTGCTCTAGCTACTTTTGCTGGAGAAGGGTGATGAGATAAAAAGAATTGAACTTGTGGATCAAGCTTTTCATATTCCAATAAAAGATCAGATTTAACAGGTGCTTCCAATTTATTTAATTTGTTATAAAGTTCAACTTGTTTGTATTGAAGTTGTTCTGCATTAACGCCAGGAATTTTGTCAGCAAGTTGTGTATAAAATAAATGTGTTTGACCAGTAGGTAAGTTTGCAGCTTCTTTAACAACTTCCTCAGAACCAAAAATAATACCTGTATTAATTATATTTGGATCAACAGTTTTAATATGTTCTTCAGCTTTAATTAAATTTAAACTTCTAGTTTTATTTGCATCAGTATTAACAACTAAATTATCGTAAACACCAGCAAATGTTTTTTTCTCTATATCCTCTAATGCTTGTATATGTGCATCTATTGGACTATCAGCTGTCTGTATATATTTAGCGTATAAAAGTGGATATTCACGTTCAGCATTTTGAGTAATGTTAATCCATTGAGTAGATTCCCTGCCAGGAGCTACACCTTCTTGCTTTGCATGTTTGGTAGCATACCCACCTATTTGTGTTTTTGCCTGACTTACTAAATCTGATGAAGGTGCTGCTGGATTACCTTCTTTAATTCTAGACATGTATTGCTCTTCAACAAAAGGATTGTTTAGTTTTTGAACTTCTTCTTTTGTGACTGGAATACCTTTGTCAATCTTTTCGTCTAGCACTGCACGATGAAGTATGTCATCTGCTTCTTCTTTAGATAATCTATTCTTTACAGCATCAGGTAAATTACCTCCACCTTGACCAATGTCCCAATTGTTTTTTACATAATTGGCATATTCTACTTTAGTCATTCTGCCAGTATCAGCTTCGATCTTATCTACTTCTTGTACAAACTTTTTTCCATAAGTTACTTTTTCATTCTGGATTTTCTCAAATTCTTTTTTTCTAAATCCCTCAAGTTTTTCTAATACACCTTGAGCCCAGACTTCACTCTCCGCACCACCACCTAATTTATCAATAAGTAATTTAGCCTTATCGCCTTTAGCAGTAATTTCTTGAAATAAAATACTCTCAAGTTTATCAATAGGTAATGCATTTCTTTCAACAGCCATCATTGCGATGTTGATAGCAGATCTATAACCTCTAGCCATATTGCCGTCATAGAACGCTGCATTAAATTCAACAGTATCGTTAAACGCTTTTACAGGATCATCACCATTTAATCCACGAACAACCTCACCAATAATACGATTCTGTTCTATTCCTACATTTCTATTTGTAAGTTCTTGGTTTTGTTTTTGGAGATGAATATTTCTAATAGATTCAAATTTATCGTCTAATCTAGCTTTAAGATATCCTTGATTTTCAAATCCTTGTTTTTTTAAATTAGATAAAACTTCTGTTTTCCATTCTTTGTAAGCTGCTCGATATGCTGATGGATCACTAAATTTATCGGGATAATACTTAGTTAAATGTGTATGAAAACTCGCTGTTAAACCGTTTTTAACATCAAAAATAAAATTATCTCTATCTCTAGCTGAAGTAAAATCTTCTCTAAAAATAGACAACGATTCATTATCTTCATTATCTAAAGCAGCTTTTTTTAAAAACTGACCTTTTTTTTCTGTATTGAATACATCTTTAAGAGCTTCGCTAGTAGCTGTTGAATCAGCATCTTTATAACCTTTTTCTAAATTAGATTTAAAGTTTTTTTCGTTTATACCTTCAACCATTTTTTTGGCTGTAGGTGCAAAATTAATTAATGCTTTAGCAAGCTCTAATGGCATTTCAGCATTCTGTTCTCTTCTTCTGTCGTTTTCTCTTTCTAAAGCCTCAGCTCTATCTGCACTTTGATTAAATCTATCAAAGCCTCTACGTAATGCGGAAGCAAAATCAGGTGCTTCTTCAAAATTAAAATAACTGTTACTCATT